CCGATTGTAGTTGAAACATTTGTCAGGATTTTTCGGGACAAATGTTCCATTTACATATTCTCTAGAGAATATCGACATGTCTTATTTCTTTTCAGTGTTCTGTTCTTGCTTTTTCGGCGTCACATCGAGATACTTAGCGGCACCTTTGAATTTGTCAAGATACTTCTTTGCCAGATCATATGTAATAGGCGCAACAAGAATACCTTTCTTTGACAAGACCGGAGTGACACATCGTTCTAAAAAGTTATTCAGTTTAGTCAATGCCTTATTGATGATCCCTTCAGTCTCTTCCGTCTTGCCACAGATATACATTTGCCCTTCTTCAAGATTCATGTACAAGAAATACTTTCTGACTGCTTTGTCAGACTTGTTTTTCTCATCTGCTTCAATGCTAGACTTCTGTTCTGTATTCTTGTTAGCATCTACTTGCTTAGCCACTTCTTCATTCTCATCTTCTTTGAGCAAAGTGTCACTGAACTTCTCGGTACTTTCTTCAAGTTTCTGTTCAGCATTGTTCACTCTGTCAATCTCTTCTTTGACAAGACCTCCAAAAGCATGAACTACTTTAGGAATACTATATTTCATCTTGTCAGAGATATAATTTATACATTCGAAGAAGTTCAATTTCTGATTTGACATCTTCTTCATTGCCACATAGTCAGTAATGCAATCTAATGCTTTATCGGTAAATGCTGATTCTTTCATCACTTTTAGTCCTTGTAAAGTTTCATTCTTTTAAGAAAATCAATAATCTTGTTGACATCATTATGCCTAGCTACTGCATTTAGCCAGTTCCAAACAAGACCTAACTGTTCATCTTTCTTGTCAATGTCTTCTATCGTCACATGATTATGCTTTACCAAATTGTCTACAACATAAGTCAAGAATCTCTTAGAAGCAGTATCTTTAAAAGCAGAAATAGGGGTCTCAGTCAACAACATATAGTTTATTTATCGCAAAAATGTAAAAATCCTGACTCAAATGAGTCAGGATTGAAACTATAATATAATTCTAGTTTACCCTTCAGAAGAAGAGATAGTAGAATTTTGTCTATTTATCGTAGTTGTAACCTGAATGAATTCAATGGATTCAGCAGGAATTACTTGAATATTCACATATACAAGATGAGAATCATCAGGATCAGGCTTTACGACTACGCTTTTAGCAATGATTCCACCAGCAGCCATGATATTGCTAAGGAATGAATCTACCGTAGAAAGCATAGTGCTTCTAGTAGTAGAAGTGTTGTTCTGGAACAAGAACGGTACCAGCATGTTCTCAAGATGCTTTTCGATATAGTTGATCAAGCCACGAACGTTGATTCTGTTCAATGCACTCGTCTTCTTCAAAGCAGTCTTCTGTCCATAGATCACTTCACCATATCCAGCACAAGATCTAGAACAGTTGATGTTGGCATCATACAACTGTCCGATTTCAATGTCAGAAAGCTTAAGAAGCTGTCCATTACTGTAATCGATTGTACCATTAGTCACCCCAGCTGGCGCCATCCACGGTGTTCCTGCGACCCAGCATCTAGCATGTGCAACCGCCATAGCAACAGACTTAGGCAGATACACCCAGTTAGAAGTGTAAGAGTCATAGTATCTGTCATAACCCGCTTGACATGCTACATAAGAGCCGTTTTGGAATGTAAACAACTTTCCTTCAGAAAGTGCTTTGTAAGCAGTCTTAGCTGCCTTAGAAGTGACCTGAATGAAGCCGATGTCCATTCCTCTGTCGATTGCGATGTTAGCAATCCTGTTCTGCATAGCAGCATACTTCTGTCTAGACTGGAATGTGTCAATAGGTTCTACGTTGAAGATTATGTCAGCGTCACTCTTCTGTCTGTCACGATAAAGTTCAAGCGCAGCAGTCTTTTCAGTGATGTTGTTCTTCTTCGAATTCTTTCCACCAGTAAGTTGATAGATCGAATATGTCTGTTTTGGCATTGCATATGTTCCTATAGCAGTTCTAGATGCAAGCACAGAATTGAGAGAAACGTAGATGTATTTAGACTGTCCATTGATCACGTATGGGGCATACATTGAATTGCCCATACCGTCCTTGACAGAAGGGTCATTGGACACCAAGAATGATTCTACAGGTTCTTTGACGAGTGCGTCGAGTCCAGATCCCCAAACTGAAGCTTGCTGTGTCTTAGACTTCACATAGACGTTGATCTTGTAGACTTTCTTCCATGTCAAGTTGTTCGGATTGCTCTTGTAAGACGGGTTTTCAAGCCAGTCTTTGTCAACCAAGTCTTCATCATCAAACTGATATTTCCAGTTGAATGCAGCAGGTTGATCAGCTAGTGCCATGTTTCCAGCAACAGCCGGCGTAATGATAGAGACACCGATGTCATTCCCATATTCACCAGGTCCAACTGCAGCTATCACAAGCTGATTGTTCTGTTCAGAAGCATAACGTTCAATGTCACCGTTACCCGGTTCATCTACCGTCAAGATAGACTTAGTATAGCCATCTTTATACATTCCAGAAGGGTCATTTATGATTTCAGAAGTAGGATATGCAGTAAGACGTTTCACCTTATCAGGATTCTTGCTGTAAGTCCAAGGCTGATAGATCGGTTCAGGATGGCGAGACACATATGCTGACTTGATTACTTGCTTTCCTGCAGCACCTTCATCATTATCGAAGTAAGAGTTGAAGATGTACTTGGATACATATACGCCGTCTTGCCTGTTGTCTGTATCATTCGGATTGTTGGCAAATATGATTCTTGTATTGATAGTGTTAGATGTCGGGTCATATGCTTCAAAGATCTTGTAACCAGAAGTATAGATTTCAGAGACGTCCTTGCCGTATTGATTGTATGCGAGTTTCTTCACTCTGTCATAGTCAGCCGCTGTAATGTCATACGCACTAAAACCATCTTTTGCTATGCTATCATAATGGGCAGAAACAGATTCACTCAAGTCGCCAAAGTAACAGCCTTCAGCATCAACATAGACGCTTTCAGAAATGCTGTCTTGGACTTTAGACACGAGTTGCTGATTGTAAAGCGCCCCAGTAATTTCACGGAACTGTGCTCCAGAAACATCAGTCTTTTTGTCATATGCACTGATCGGAAGAATTTGAGACTCGATTATAGATTCTTCATCCCAATCAAAGAAGCTAGCTTCAATAACCTTCATGCTTTCCGTGACATTGTCCGTGACGTCTTTGGTAAAAATCTTGTCAATTGAGCCGCCAGAAGCAACAGTGTCAGTAGGCTTATTGTATTTGCCATCGAGTGATGCAGAATTGGCATAGAATTGAATAGTAGTTTCAGTGTTGTTCAATGTAAGATTCGCAGGAACAGTAAGCTGTGCAAAGTACGCGCTGCCAATAGTTCTAGATTGATCAACGAACATATATGGCTTATTGACCGCTGTAAACTCGTTCAACTGGTTTTCTGAACTAAACACAAATACGTCATTCTGAGGCAAGGTGGACGCAGAATTAGTGAACAGTTTATAAGTATTTCCTTCAGGATTGAGAATCTTGAAGTAAGTTCCTTGCGGATAGTCACTGGCCATTGCAGAATCTGTATCATCTCTGACAATTCTCATCGCAGGTTCTTGATCATCTTGCAAGTCATGATAGTATAATGCATAGCCATTGTCTACGAGACAGAAAGCTGAGTTTGCATTTATTCCCCCATCATATTGATCTTGATTTTCAATCTTTACAGCATTATCGTTTGCTGCAGTAAACGTCTGCCAATTAGCATCTTTTATACTTGCAAATTCGATATGGCCCTTCATGGGGTCAAGAAGCTTGATTTGTGTATTTCCGTCTTTGTCCACATATTCAAATGATTGGACAAGCGAGTCAATTTTACAGTCTTTAGCTGCAGCATCTTCGTATGGATATTGAATGAATCCGTATGATTCGTCACCTTGTGTAGCTCGGACAGCATAAAGCTGAGGGGAAGCTTGAAGATATAGATCAGCTGCAAAATGCCCATAGTCAGTTTCAGATTCAGGATCACCGAAGTTCTCATGAAACTTAGTTATAGATGTGCTGAGAACTCTTTGGTTGACATATCCTTTATTAGCATTAAGGACAATAGCCCCTACGCCATCGGAAACCGTAGTGTTTGCTTGAATAGAATTGTCAACTTCCGAAAAAGAAATTCCGCGGATAAGAATATTTTGACATAGTTAAACCTCAATTTA